CGCCACCACTCATTGCACCTGCACTAAATGTAGTGTTAAGCATTCCGCTTAATTTACTTAAAGGGATAACCGCTTCAGGACCAGCTTCACCAATTAAAGCCATAGATGGTCCGTTTGTAATGCCTCCTGTTGCTCTTGGACCTGAATAACCAAATGCACTTTGTAATGCACCACTAGCAGCAAAAATTGCTTTTAATTCAGGGAATGCAGTTAGTATAGCTTGAAATATTGTTGCTTGAATAACCGCAGATGCGATTGACATTGCAATATTTCTAAACATTTGACCAACTGCCTCTAATGGATTAGTTCCTTGCTCTAAAGCATCAAAAACACTCATTAAACCATTTGTTACACTACCAGCTAATAAATTAGCAAAGTTTTCGTAACTGTTGTTTAATTCTTTTAATTTTTTTTCCTCTAAATCATAATTACGTACATTTTCTCTTACAACTTTTCCTATACTATTTTTATAAGGGTCTGCATTATCCTTTCTAAATTTTCTTGTAAATTCACTTTCTTTTACAGGTTCATCTTTATATTCAAATTTAATATAAGATAAGTCTAATTTTTCAAAACCTTTCTTATATGTTTCAATATCCATTAATTGTTTAGCTAATTCATATTTTAAATTATCAGAAAACTCTTTTAAGGTGTCTAATGATTCTTTAGCTTTATTTTTATCAACAGTTGGTAATAATGTAACTGCTGATAATTCTTTTAATGTATCAGATTCAAGTTTTGCAATATTTTCTTTAATAGCGTTTCCTAATATATTATATTTTTCATTTATCTCAACTTTTCTAACATTAACTTGTTGCTGAAAAGCATCTTTACCCGCTTTAAAAAATCCTACCCCAATTCCTTTATCTAAATCCTCTAATTCCTTTCTTCTTTTCTTTTCATTTTTTAAATTATCTGCATAAGCAATATCAAGTTGTGCTAAATTATTTTTTTCTTTAGCAGTAGCATCGCCTTGCATTGCTGCTTGATTAACTAAAGTTTGATAAAATATTTTATCTTGACCTAATTTTGCGTTTTGAATTGCAGCACTATTACTATATAAATCTTGTAATTCTTTTAATGCTTCTTGTTGTTGTGTTTTATTCCCACCTACAATAAGTTCAGCTAATAAAATACCTTTAGTTCTTTTAGTTTGTTCTTGACCAATTAACTTGTAAATATCATCAGATACTTCTTTAAGTTTCTTTCTAAATGCTTCTAGTTCACCTGTTGGTCCTTTAAAGAATGCGGCTATTTCTTTACTAAATGTAACCGCCAATGAAGATACTACACCAATTGCAACTCCAACCCCTGCTGGACCTGCTAACCCAGCAACCATTGCTTGTAATGCCTTTTTAGTTCCCCCTTCCGTTGCTGCTAATCGTTGGAACGATTCAACCATAGGATTCAAGTTATTCGCAATACCCATAATTCCGTATGGAGCATCTTGAGCAATCCTTGAAAAGTTTGTAAGTGATTGCGTTGCATCACCCATTGGTTTCCCTAATCTTCCAGCTTGTTGATTTAATTGAGCAATTGTACCTTTTAAATTATCTATGTTTTTATTAAGATAATTTATCTCACCTATATTAGTAGCTTTTTTTAATGCACTTTCAAATTGTGCAAGAGTATTTTGTGCTGCCTTTAAGCTAGTTTGTAATGCTGAAACATCGGCATCAATACCAATACTAAACTTATCAAATGAATCTGCCATAATATTTTAATTTACTCCGTACAACTTTAGTGTCCTTGCCAATTGGTCGCTAGTTAACATTACCTTTTCTTCTTCTACTTCCAAATCATCAATCGCTGGTATATGCCAAAAAGCCTTTATACTTTTGGGTGATTTTTCAGTTGTGTTACTTAAATATACAATATAGGCAAGGTTTCTAGTCCTTGCCCATTCATTTAACTCTTGTTTTTCTTTACCCATTACGATAATAGAAAAGTCTTTCCAAGTCATATCCCAAAACTCATTGGGTCTTATATTGCATTCAGCAGCTTTCACTAAAATATCATCCCAACCTAACTTTACTAGACTTTTTTTTTTCATCTTTAGGAGTTCCTTGTACTGCCATAACAGTATGTTCTACTATATATTTAAGATACAAAAGAACTTGCCCTTCAGGATTAAAAATTCCGCCTATTTCATCAATCCAATCGCAAACATCATCTTCGGTAAATTCAATTTCTTGTTTGTTACTTATACATCCTGATTTATATCCGATGTACAATAGTTTAACAATGTTATCCAAGTCATATTGATTTCCACCTAAAAACTCAAAGTATTTGTCAATAGTGATATCTTTTGCTTTACAAAATTCACGCATTGCCCAAGTACCCCATTTTAATTGAATTGTTTTGTTGTTTAGTTTTAATTCAAACATAGTTTAGTTGTTGTTTATGGTGTTACTTCAGTTTGTGCAATTGGTGGAACACATACTACAAAAGTTGCAGTAAATTTAACATCATCTTTATCAGCAGCATTTAATTCAAAATCACTAATAAATACAGTGCTAGTTGAAAGACCACCATAATATACATCACCTGAAGTTGGTGTTGCTTTACCCATTTTAATAGTAAAGGTTGTTTTTGCAGCGTGAGCAGCATACAATTGTTGGTAAGAATCCTTACTAGGAGTTCCTGTTTCATCAATTGCAAAACCTTCAGCTTTGAATGATTGTGTAAATGATGGACCTACTTGATATTGGTCTCCACATTTAGAAGTTGCATCAATAGTGTTTACAGTTGATGTCAATGAGTTTGTCGTTAAACAAGCCACAGGTAAAAAAGTTGTACCTCCAGCTAAATCTGCTAAAAGGATATAATCCCTTGCTGATACTTTAGTTTCTGCCATTTTATTTTAATTTTGAGTTATTATTAAATTATAAGTTATTATTGTTCTCCATACATTATCCGAAGGGTTTAAACCATCTAAATTTCTAATTGCACCCACTACCAAACTTGAAGCATAAAACCCATTTGATAAGGTTATATCCGTTTCGGAATTGATTGCAGCTAGTATTAAATCGCTTATTGTTTCGGCTCTTTTATATCCAAAGTTACTATTTTTTATTACAATGTCAACATCAATGGTAACCGCATTGGTGTAACTGATTTTACCTTGTTCCTGTGCGGATGCTCTGCCGTTCATAATCACATATTCATTCACTCCATTATTTGGTGCATAACCATCGTAAACAGGCAATCCGCTTGAACTTGTCAAGTTGGTATAAAACCATTTCTTTATCTCTATATTAGGATTTAACATTCTTTATTACGTTTTGTATGTTTTTTCTCAAAACAGGTATTTCACTTTCAAAAGCAGGTATTAAGTAAGGTCTTGGTCGTAGGTTTATTTTTCTTATTCCTTTGCCCTTAAATTGGATTGCAAAATCCTCATATCCAGCAGGAACGCTAACTGTACCACCTGTTCCAAATTCTACATAAGGTGCGTATTTTAAACGACTTCCAACTGTGTACATTATCTTGTCGCCTGTATTAATTTCCTTTAATTGGATTGAATTTCTTAATATACCATTATCTACTTTAACATCCCTTCTTGCTTTGCTTTGAATAGCCAATGCAGATGCGTTAACCTCCATAGCAACCTCTTTAGCAATTTCAGGTGCTAATTTGCCTAATCTTTTAATTAGTGCATCTAATCCTTCAATCTTAAATGAAATATTATCTGCCATTAGAAATACATTAATATTTCGTAAAATCTAAATTGATTCTCTACATCCTTCAAAGAATGAATGACATAAGTTTCGCCTTCTGCTTCTATTTTGTAGTTATTATTGATTGTTACATCATAACGGATAAATAGCTTTGCAGCCCTTGTATATGTTATTTGTGCATCCATTAATTTCCTACTTTCATCCATAGGTCTAAAATCCCCAAATACGACCTCTTGTAAGGCATAGGTAGTTGTGTAGCCACCTTGCCCATCAGCGGTGATTGTAGGCACATATAAGCCTATTTCCGAGTACATTGTGTTGGCATCAACATAGTTTGCCTTTTTGCTTCCTATCCTCATAATATTGGGCTTAATCTTGTCCAACGTTGACACGCTCTCCAAGTTTTTTCACAAATACCTGTATTTGAATCTAATCCTCTATTCTCGTAATCGTAACTCACTTGGTCTAATATAGCAATCTTTAAATCACTAGGAATGGTTGTATATCCACAAGTGTAAGTAAACTTTAAGTTTTGGTATGATGGTCTTATAAGTTTAGGAAATTTACCACCAATTAATGTATAATCACCAACGGCTATTGTATCACCTTGCTCGTTTATTAAACTTGTTATTGTGTTAACTGGACCATATGGTAATTCAAACGCACTATTCCAATTAGTAAACCATACAACGGCAGTTTTAGGAATAAGACTTAATCCTGTACCCA